AATAAAAGAAACAGTAGATTAATTATGGCAAATCAAATAACCGGGAAAATTATAGAAATTGGACAAACTGTTCAAATCCCATCTAAAAATGGTGCTTCTTCGTTTACCAAACGGGAGTTTATTTTAGATGCTACCACTTATGACCCTTATACGGGTGAGCGTAGCGAGTATGAGAATATTCTTCCTTTAGAGTTTTCAGGAGATAAATGTGCTGATCTTGATCGTTTTAGTCAAGGTGATATTGTTACCGTGTCATTCGTACTACAAGGACGTTCTTGGACTAATCAGGTTGGAGAGCTTAAACGTATGGCGTCCATTCGGTGCTATAAAATAGAAGGGCGTGGCGGTGTATCCCAGTTCCCACAAACTGCATCAATACAACCACCACAGCCGACCTATCATCAGCCGCAGGATTTTCCGCCTCCGGTTGATGCGAATGGTAATGTTAAAGATGACCTTCCTTTTTAATCTATGTTAGCAACACCGTTATGTGCCTTATCAGTGATGGCGATAGCTATTCTGATAAATTTTAAAGGAAAGCGTGATGACAAATATCTCATATCAGGAATCTATATGATAGTATCTTGGTTAATGATGATTTATAGTAAATTATAAATCATGTTATACGATCTTTCTAATCCATTGCAAGCGGAACAGTTTAAATCTCGTTCCGCTTTGCTTGTTAAAAATGGAAAAATAGTAGAATTAACAGAGAAGAAGCCTAAAAGAAGCCTGAATCAAAATTCTTATTTATGGCTTCTTATTGGATACTGGGCTACGCAAACAGGATATACAAATGATGAAGCAGAGTCAATATATAAGGAAATAAACAAGGACATTTATTTTGTAGATAAAGAAATAGCTGGTGAGAAAGTGAGATACATAAGGCATACTTACGAGCTTGACACGAGAGAAATGTCGCTATCTATAGAAAGATGGAGAAATTGGTCTGTAATGAATGAAGCTTTTTCTGTATATCTCCCTGCCCCAAACGAGGAACGACTAATACAACTGATGGAAATTGAAGTTGGAAGGATGAAAAGCTATCTTTAATATTTTAAGATATGGAAGAAATTTGGAAAGACATTGTTGGATATGAGAATTGGTATCAAGTTAGTAATAAAGGCAATGTGAGGGCTTTACATTTTTACGGAAAAACGCTGTCAACTGGAGACAATGGAGTGCGTAATCTGAAACTTGTTTTAAAGTCTACTGGTTACTATGTCGTATCATTAAAGGGTAAACAGAAATTAGTTCATAGACTGGTAGCAGAAGCTTTTATCCAAAACCCTTTGGGGAAGCCTAATATAGATCACATTAACACTATTACGACAGATAATAGGGTTGAAAACTTAAGATGGGTAACTCAAAGGGAAAATTTATTTAATAATATTTCCCATAAGCGAAGATTGCAATCCATTCGTGATAAACTAAATGGAAAGATTGGAATTGAAGCGAATAAACATCGTAAAGTATTTCAATATTCTCTTAATGGAGAGTTTATTAGAGAATGGGATTGTATGTCAGATGCTTGCAGGGAATACTCTATTACGAATTGTGGTAGTATATCAGCTTGTTGTAGAGGAAAATACAAACAAAGTAACGGTTATATATGGAGATATGAATTATGCCAAGTGAAACCTGTTTCATTAAGAGAGAAAGCCATTTTGCAATATGATAAAAACGGCATATTTATGAGAGAATGGGAACGGATTACAGATGCAGCAAAATTCTATAACACTTCAACCGGAAGAATTTGTTCGTGTTTATCAAAAATAACCAAAAGCTGTAAAGGCTTTATATGGAAGTATAGAGATTGAAAGAAATAAAGAATTTATATAATTCCAAATAACAGCTATTTGGAAGTTTTGAAATAAAAGTTATGCGAAATGCGTAGAACTAAAGTAATCCATGTCTACCTGATCTTCGAAAAGCGGAACTATTACTTCAGCTCGGTAACGGGTATATTTCGCCATTTATCCGAGGATCAGATAGGAATAAAGCAAAGTACATTATCTCACAATACAGATGATACCATTTTGACAGGAAAGGCTACTATTCGGAAAGGTGAGTTATTGAGATAGCTTTGTTAACCTTTTTACCCCAGCCTGCTTGTCTGTGAAGATTGGCGGGCGAACAAGGTGGTATGGCGGAATTGGTAGACGCTACATTGCGGTAGATGGTACTGGACAGGACGCCGAGGAGGCTCTCGACAGATCAGTCGCTAAACCCATCGTTGCAGGTTCGAATCCTGCTACCACCACATGAAAATAACAATCACCAAGCAAGAATACCAGACGATAATCCGGTGCTTGAAAACGTCAGAAATCCTCATTAGGGGATATAATTTGAGAGATGAAGATATGATTCGTAAAACTAGAAAGAAACTCCAAAGGAGTAAGGAGAAAGGTTGATATGACATTAGAAGAAATGAAAGTCCAGTACTGCGGTAAGAATATCCGCAAGAAGCCAAAACATGAAGAGGATGATTTGCAAAGAGCTTGTGTTTGCTGGTTCGATTTACAATATCCTCAATATAGTCTAAGGTTGCATCATTCTCCTAATGGCGGTAAACGGAATGCTATCGAAGCTGCAAAGTTTAAACAGATGGGAGTACGTGCCGGTTTTCCTGACTTACTTCTGTTGATCCCTAACAAGTATTATCCTTTTATGGGAATTGAATTAAAGACTAAGACAGGAAGACAAAGCGACCACCAAAAAGCCTATCAAAAGGAATTTGATAGTATAGGAGCGAAGTATGTTGTCTGCCGGTCTTTGGAGGAATTTATCGCTGTAGTAACAGATTATTTAAAAGGAAAATAGATATGAAAAAGAAATCAGACAAGCAAGTTATCCGACCAGATACTTGCGCAAAATGCAATAATGGAACTATTGTTCCCACAGCTAAAGGGAATCCACGTGTTGCCTACTGTTATAAGCTTAAAAGGCGTTTTGTCGCTGATAGTAAGAGAAATTGTATTCATGCGTATTAATTAAACATATTATGGCTGGAAGACCTACAAAGCAGGGAATAGATTATTTCCCTATGGATGTTGGTTTCTTTACAGATGTTAAGATAAGAAAGATATCACGGGCCTGTGGGTCTCAATCTACTTCTATACTTATTTGCCTGCTGTGTAATATCTACAAGGATGAAGGGTATTACATTTTGTGGGACGAAGATTTGCCTTTTGTTATTGCTGACACAGTTAGGGTTTCCGAGGGCGCAGTAAAAGAAGTTTTGATAAAATCATTACAGGTTGGTTTTTTCGATCAGGAACTTTATGAGAAATATAGAATACTCACATCTTCTGGCATTCAAAAGAGATTTCTTCTTGCTACTTATCAACGCAAAGAAACGACTATTATCCCCGAATATTTAATTAATTGTGCAAACAATCCAATTAATTGCACAAATAATTCAATTAATCATAGCGATAATGAACAAAGTAAAAGTAAAGTAAAAGTAAATAGAAAGAAAAGAAAAGAAGAGGAAAATAATAAAGAAACTTCTCCTAACGGAGAAGAAAAGAAAGACGAGCTTTCTTTGTCCCACTCCCAAAGAATTGATTGGGTAGGTTTTATGAATTGGTATAATAGCTTGTTTAGAGATAAGCTCCCGGCTATAAAATCAATGACCGAAACACGGAAGAAAGCAGTTAAAGCACGTATAGCCCAATACGGCAAAGAAAGCATTAGAACTGTGTTTAACCTTGTGCTTCAAAGCTCTTTTTTGCTTGGAGGTAATGACCACAACTGGAAATGTGACTTTGATTGGATATTTAAACAAGCCAATTATACTAAAATACTGGAGGGAACTTATAATGGAAAACGAACTGATAGTGCGACAACAAGAAGAGAATCAGTTAGTCGCCTTAAGCAACTCGCCGGAGCAATATTGCAAGGCGCTGAACCCAAGAAGGATTGAGGATGTTTTTCTTTCCCATGAGCCTCTAATTGGAACTATAATTAATAATCTTGGAGAGGTAAAAGCTCGTGCAGCAGTAGTATATCTACTAGCTGACGCATTAGAATTCTTCAATGCAGCAGAAACGATGTCTGATGTTCAAGTTGCAATGACCGTAGATTTGATTATTGAGGAATATTCATACATGAAACTGGACGATATCAAGTTGTGCTTTAAAAATGCGATGAAGATGAAGTACGGCAAGATATATAATCGCATTGACGGTCAAGTTATTATGAGTTGGTTTAAGGAATACAATAAAGAGCGTTGCTCTACTGCTGATAATCAGTCATATAACGAACATAAAGCTCACAATGCAGAAGAAGCTAAGCCGACCAATGGCTTGTTTTATGAGGAATATCGTACTGAACTTGAATCAAGAGCTAAAGATGGCGATGAAGAAGCTATAAAAGCTTTGGAACTTTCTAACAGTATATCTGAAATGCTTTGCAAAAGAAAGTTTGTCAAGCAAAAGGAGGACCTTGATAAGTTTTACACGTCAGGTAGTAAAAGAAATGTTTAACGTCATCTAACTAAAAGGATCGTCCCGAAGATGATACTGCTCGGTCAATTTCAGGAGATATGTTTTTTAGAAAGTAATAATTCAAAATAAAAATAGAGATATGAACGAATTAAAATGGCATGAAATAAGTCGTTCTCTACCGCCTACTGAAACAGAGATTATTCTCGCAGATTCTATAAGATGCCGCTCTGAATGGCAGAATCTACATAGAGAGTGTAATATTAGAGATTTTTGTGAGAACTATGGATATGATTATTGGACTTATGCTCCAAGCTGTGAAAATTTTAAATCAGAGTAAAACAATAGAGATATGAATATACAAGAAATAAGAAATAGATACGCTAAAATGGTATCAACCATTGAAGATGCTGGAATATACGATGGTCGGGGAACATTTGATTTGTATCAGTGTGAAAAGTGTTTCCGTGAGAAAATAACGACCTACGCCGATAAAGGTGTAACTCCTTTTATTATTGGGTGTAGTTGCGGAGGTAATATGCAGCATACAAAGACTTTTAAATCTGTTCCAGATTACATTCGAGTATTCAAATGGAAAAGACCTACAATCGATCAGACAATAAAATTGCCTGATAGGCAAATCGAACATGTCCTTAATGGCGGGTTAATATTAGATTCTGATTTATACACGCCTGCAAGCGAATCAGTAAAGAAGTCGTTAGAAAAGACACCTGAGTTTATTCCACCTCTTACAAGGCAACAGCGAAGAAAAATGGAACGTGATCTAAAAAGAAGAAATAACTCAATACAAGAAAGGAATATTATGAAAGCAAAAGAATTAATAGAGAATAACTCACTTACTGATATTGAAGTAACTGCCGGGCAAACAGTTGTATTCACTGAAATTGCCCTGACTGCCATAAATATGGCACTTGAAGAGGGTGCAAATAATCTCATCGAACAATCAGTTACCAACGGGCAAAAGAAATATCAACAAGGCATGGACTTTATGAAGTCAAAAGCTATTGAATCATTCAAACAGAATTGTCCGTGCTGGTCAAGGTTCCAACAAGATAGGAAATGTGATGAATGCACTTGGCTAAAGGAATTTTGTAATAAACTTGACGAATAACAAAGTAGTAATGAACATTGGATTAATCGACGTGGATGGTCATAACTTCCCCAATTTCGCCCTTATGCGGATATCCGCTTATCACAAGGCAAGAGGTGATCAAGTAGAATGGGCTACCCCTTTCAATCAATATGATAAGGTAATGGCAAGCAAAGTGTTTACTTTCACTCCTGATTTTAATTATCTGACGTTAAATGCGAATGTAATTGAAAAAGGTGGTACTGGCTATAACATTGCAAGCAGGCTTTCTGATGATGTGGAAAATAGTTTGTTGATGGATTACTCCATTTACCCCCAGTATCCTTTCTCTATTCAGTTCTTTAGCAGGGGCTGCATCCGGAGATGTCCGTTCTGCTTAGTTCGAGAAAAGGAGGGCTATATACAATCTGTTGAACCTGTTGATTTGAACCCGATGGGAAAATGGATTGAGGTGTTAGACAACAACTTTTTTGCTAATCCTGAATGGAAATACGCTGTGGATTATCTATTGAAGGCTAAACAGCCTATAAAGTTACACGGTGTAGATGTCCGAATCATGAATGAAGAGCAAGCCTACTGGTTGAATAAGCTGAAAATGAAACAGAATATCCATATTGCATGGGACCTGCCACAGCTTGATTTGACTGATCGGCTGAAAGAGATGATTAAATACGTGAAGTCATATAAAATCACCTGCTATGTACTGGTAGGTTTTAATTCTACCATTGAGCAGGATTTGTTTCGGCTTAATACATTAAAGAGTTTAGGTATTACCCCATTCGTCCAGCCTTACAGAGACTTCACAAACAATCGTAAGCCTAAACAGTATGAGTTAGACCTTGTGAGATGGGCAAATAAGATGTGGTTGTTTAAGTCGTTTGATTTTGCCGACTTCTCACCACGCAAAGGATTTAAATGTAGTCGGTATTTTAATTAATAACAGAATAGATATGAAGATAATAGCAAAACAAGGTTCAGCGCTTGAGAAGCTACTGAAACAAATGAATGAACGGCTTCTGCGTGAACAAGACGAAGCTAAAGATATGATTCAGGAATATTGTGGTTCAAGACCGGATAGTCTCGGATATGGATGGGCGTTTGGAATAACTGCTGAGTGGCTTTATACTCTTATTGGATTTGATGATAAAGAATTTGTTCCTGAAAAACTGATTCCGAATAATGATGACAAGAAGCATCCTTGTTGGAAAATCAATAAACGAAAGAAGGAAGGTCGTGAATTTATTGATAAATGGTGCAGAAAGTTTCGAGGTATAGATGGTAGACCTCTTAATAAATTTGGGATTCCGGTAATGCACGAAGAAACAGGACGCTATTTCCATTGGCTCCCACTTGAAAAAGATGGTGTTTATTACGTTTCAGTAGGTTCTTCCATTCTTGAATGTATGCCATCGGCAAAAAGTGAGCAGTTTGAGATAGAGGTTTAACGTATAACAGTATAGAAATGAATAAAATAGAAAAGCAGACCTATGTGGTCTGCTCAATATGTTGTTTTTTAGAATTATCAGAGGTGGGGATTCGAACCCCACAAACTTCGTCTTACGACGCTGCTTACGCCTTTTTAGCTTCAAAGTCCGGTCATGTCCTCACCTCGGACTCCATGGAGAAACGAGGGAACGGAGACGGCATCTCCATTTTTTCCAACCTAGTTTTTTTGATAAACTAGGTTCATGTTGGAATTAACGGAACAAAAGTATAAAAATAAAAGAGAAAAACAATGATTATAGCATGGTTTTCTTGTGGTGTAACATCAGCAGTCGCTTGTAAGATAGCATTGAGCTTGTACGAAGATGTGCATCTCTATTATATCGAAACTGGCTCCGGACATCCTGATAACGCCCGATTCCTTGCAGATTGTGAGAAGTGGTACGGGCAGCCTATCCACATCATTCGAAGCGACAAATATACTTGCGTAGCCGATGTGCTACGGAAAGGATTTATTAATGGTGCGCATGGAGCAGCTTGTACTCTTGAACTGAAAAAGAAAGTTCGGTATAAATTGGAAAAGGAGTTGGGAAGTTGGGACGGGCAAGTTTGGGGATTTGATTATGACCCGAAAGAGATTAACCGGGCTATTCGCTTGAAACAGCAGTACCCGGACACAAAACCACTGTTCCCGCTTATTGAAAAGCAGATTACGAAACCGGATGCTATGGGTATGCTTTGGAAAGCCGGTATTAAAATCCCCGCTATGTACAAGATGGGCTACAATAACAACAACTGCATCGGTTGTGTGAAAGGTGGCATGGGCTACTGGAACAAAATCCGGAAGGACTTCCCGGAGATATTTGCTCAAATGGCACAGATTGAACGTGATGTAGGTGCAACATGCCTAAAGGATAAAGACGGGCGCATCTTCCTTGACGAACTACCAACGTGGCGGGGCGACCCAGTGGAAGAGATTATACCGGATTGTTCTCTTATCTGCCAAATTGAATTTCAAGAGATAATCGACAGACAAGTAGAGCGAGTTTTGAAAGGAGAAATTAGTATTAATGATGTAGCCTGAAAAGGCTCAAAACAATATAGAAAGGAGTTAACTATGGGATTTACGACACCGTGTTTTATACGCAAAAACACACCGGAGCTTCGTAAGAAGTTGGAGGAATTGGGATATACATTTGTTCCCAATGGATATAATGAATGGAGTATACCGATAGAAAAATGCGAATATTTAGCTTGTGGTATTGGCAGATATCAAGGATACGATATTTCGTATTATACAGGTAGATTGTGTAAACCACAAGGAGTTGATTGCGGAACGAACGAGTCTTTATTCCTTGCTATTGCCGCATTGAGAGACGATACTGATAACAACCAAATGAGTTGATTGATACTCTTACTGATATTCGTATGGCAAATCCTATATTTAGAATTGCAAACGCTTTGAGTAGTTTACAGTGTACAAATATGAAAGATTCTATAGATGGCATACAACGAGTAAATGAGAGTTTTGATCCATTTCAGCAAATATTAGGAAAAGAAGAATAATTATGAAAATAGATACAGAGTTTAATGTAGGCGATAATGTTTGCTATCTAAGTGGAGACAATATCTGTTATTCCACTGTAAGCAAAATAACTATTGAAATATCCTATACAGATCGTAGTTTTTTTATGGTATACAAGCTCTCTGACGGTTTAAGTGTACCAAGAAACAATTATCCACTTTGGGATAAAATACTTTTTAGAGACAAGAAAAGTTTAATAGAATATTTGTAATCAAGGAGGAATAAAATGGAAAAGTACTACTATTATGCCTTTCGTTGCAAGGGTAGATTTGGATCTGGAATTCGTTGTGAAAATAACGGATGTTTCAGCCTGGCAGAAATACATAAGTTACTTCTGAAAAACTATAAAGAACGATGTATAGTTACTTTTTGGAAGGAAATAACTTATGAAGAGTATATGAAAATGAGTTATTATTTAGAAGAGGAAGGATGATAAAATGAAAGTATCACTTAAAAAGGCTTTTACCATATTAGATGGAAGACTATCAACGAAAATGGATGATGTATATGAAATGCTGAATTTTATATTCTCCGAAAACCTTTATACACATCAAATTCCAACAGCTATGCGAAAGCTAAAAGAGTCGAACCCTGATTGGTTTTCGGATGGAGTAAACGTAATTGAATCTATAAAGCAGAATTACAATACAAATGACTTTCAGGAGCTCATGGATATTATTGATAAAGAGTTTTATACTTATGAGATTGAGCTGGGGAAAGTTGAAGCGTTAATAAACTTTTCAGATGGATTATTCCCTAAGAATAAACACTCAAAATAAATCAGATATGAGTAAGATTATATTTCTCGACTTTGACGGTGTAATAACCACACTGAAAAGTAAATGGACTATTGATAATGAAAAGGTTGAATTGGTCAAACAGATTTGCGATGCGACCGGAGCCAAAATAGTTATATCTTCTTCATGGAGAAGATATACATTAGAACAGACTATTGAAGCTATTACAACAAGAGAGACAAAAATAGGTCATAATCCTTTCCCATATCCTGAATATATTATTGACATTACTTCAAGAATGTACGGTTTTAAATATGGGAATAAAGAAACGCACTACGGTCTATGTCGTGGCGTAGAAATAGACCGTTGGTTATGGGAACATCAAGATGTCACTAATTATGTAATCCTTGATGATGATTCAGATATGTTGCTTTCTCAAAAGAAACATATCATAAAAACTCATGCTTTACGTGGAATATCCAAGCGTGACGTAAAAAGGGCTATTAATATATTAACTAAAACAAAATCAATATGAAACAAGAAATAGACAACAACCTTCTAGCTGATTGCTTTAAAGCAGCAATGAATGTAGAATTCTTGCATACCAGCGAAGAGATAAAGTTATGGGCTTATTCCCTGTATAATGCAAAAATATGGGGAAGAAGCATAAAATAATAAATAAGAAATTATTAACTTTGTGCTACATGTCAAGTGGCATGTAGCTAATCTGACGAAAAGACATGGGATTATCAATAAAACAGGAAAAATTTTGTAATTACTATATCGAGTGCGGAAACGCATCCGAGGCATATCGCCGTGCATATTCTTGCTCTAATATGAAAGATGAATCGATTAATGTTAAGGCTTTTGAATTGTTAAACAACGGTAAGATTACGGTAAGGGTAAAAGAACTTCAAGAAGAACTCAAGAAGAAATCGGATATTACAAAAGAAGAGGTTTTAAATATGCTTAGGAGTTTTATGTATGCTGATATACGTAATTTCCTTACTATAAAAGATGGAAATGTTACTTTCAAAGATAGCGAAGACTGGACAGATGAAATGGCGATGCAGGTCGAAAGTGTAAAGCAGGGGAAAGATGGCATTGAAATAAAACTGAATGGGCGTACATGGACTATCCAACGAATTTGCAAAATGCTTGGATTTGATTCTCCGCAAGATGTCAATGTGAACATGATATCTCCTATGACTAAAGAAGAAGCCAAACGAATCATAGAGGACTTATGACAAGAGAAGGATATGATTACATACGGGCGTTTTGCTTGTCAGGGACGTTAAACTATACTAGATACTTTTTTAAGGCAAGATTTGGTCGTAAATTTGTAGTAAACGACCATCACGTAAAGATATGCCAGGCTCTTGATGATGTGATTGACGGAAAGATAAAAAAGCTAATAATAAATATAGCTCCCAGATATTCCAAGACAGAATTAGTAGTAAAGAATTTCATCTCATATGGGCTTGCAATCAATCCATCTGCAAAATTCCTTCATTTATCTTATTCGGATGATCTAGCTAATGATAATTCAGAAGAGGTAAGGGATATAGTTAAGTCGGAAGAGTATAAGCGTGTATTCCCTTATGTGGACATCAAGAGAACAAGCGATGCCAAAAAGAAGTGGTATACGACAGAAGGCGGAGGAATGTATGCTACAGCCGCAGGAGGACAGGTTACAGGTTTTGGGGCCGGCGCCGTTGATGATAAGGACGATTTATCTAAAGCATTGGAAGAGTTCAAACCTTCTCCTAGATTTGCTGGGGCATTAATTATTGATGACCCTGTTAAACCTGAAGATGCAATATCTGATACTCCTAGAGAAAAGGTGAACCAGAGATTTGAGACAACTATAAGGAATCGTGTTAATTCAAGGAACACTCCTATTATAATTATTATGCAAAGACTACATGAGCATGATCTTTGCGGATATTTGATGGAAAACGAGCCGGGAGAATGGACTGTTTTGTCCCTTCCTGCAATAGTGTATGAAAATGGGAAAGAGAAAGCCTTATGGGAATTTAAACACACGCTCGAAGAGTTGTATAGGATGCAAAAGGTGAATAGTTATGTTTTTGAAACTCAATATATGCAGAATCCGACTCCTATGGAGGGATTAATGTATGGCAAGTTTAAGACTTATGAGACTATTCCATTAACTAACAGAGCAATAAGAAAGAACTACACAGATACAGCTGATACGGGAAGTGATTATTTATGTTCTATTAACTATATTGACACCGAGATAGGGAATTTCATTCTTGATGTTCTTTTTACGCAAAAAGAGATGGAGTTTACCGAGCCGGAAACAGCTAAGATGCTTACTAAAGACCAAATATCCAAGGCAAATATAGAAAGCAATAATGGAGGAAGGGGATTTGCTCGGAATGTAGAGAAGCAAATGCGGATGATTGGCAACTCAAAAACTCAAGTAAGTTGGTTTCATCAGTCAAAAAACAAAGAGGTTCGTATCTTTACCAGATCTTCCGAAGTGATGAATCTTACTTATTTCCCTGCTGATTGGGAAAGAAGGTGGCCGGAATTTGCATCTCAACTGAAAACATATAGAAAGAAAGGAAAAAATGCTCATGACGATGCCTGCGATGCTCTTACTGGGGCAGTTGAGATGAGAGGTGAGATAGACGTTTTATATTACAAGAGAGAGGAGATAGGGGAAAATAATCAGGTATTTGTTGAAATACACCCTAATATAAACGGATTATTTATAATGGTCTCTTATTGTGTTGTTGATAAAAAAATATTTTTGCTTGATTGCTTGTTCTCTGATTCATTGATTCCTATTGATTCTCTTGTTAATAAAATTGATGGTAATGTACAAATGGAGATTCCTCTTGAGATGAAACATTACGCAGATGATTATAGAAAACTTATAGATCACAACTTGTGGGTAAGAGAAGAGATAACAGATAAGAAAACTATGATTCAATCATACCAATCTATTATTAAGAATATTCACTTCCCTGAAGCCGATAATTCGTTTTTTGCTATAATAGCTAACATGTCTGATTATGATGGAATTAATAGTTTTGAAGCCATGTATGTATTGTCTTGTATATGTTCTCGTGTTAAATCTTCAAGTATGATATAATTGCATAAAATAATTATCTATTTTTATTTGGACTAAATAGAAATAATTTCTATATTTGCGCTGAGGATAACAATCCCTTCGTGTGAAGATGCACGGAACTCGTATTTTTATGCTTTCTATTTTTTGTTAGCATGTATGTCCGTAAAGACCACTTCATTTCGTAGGGAATGGTTATCTCAATCAGATAATCATTCTTTTTATGTATAAATTAGGAAATTGGTTTCAGAAAAAGATTAATATACCTGTTCCTTCCATGAGGGGGACAGTAAAAGCTATTGAAAAGGATTCTAAAGGAAATTTCTGGTATCTTTCCAATTTTTTCTCATTATCTGGTAAAATAAAAAATGATTATGATCTAAGTTCGGACCAAGATAAGGCTGATTCCCTTCTTGTATGTACTCCCTTTTCTACTGTTATAAATAAAGTTGGCTCTCTTTTTGCTAATGGGAGAATATATGTCACAGATAAAGATGGGAATGAAAAAGAGGGGTATAATGACATTAGAGAATTATTATCGCGTCCCAATCCGCTTCAAACAAGAGTAGGATTTCTAAAGGAGATTGAAATATCTCTTAAAGTTTTTGGATATTGCCCTATTTTCACTGTAAGATCAACGAAGAAATCATTGCCTCTCGCAATGTATGTCATCCCTGCACAGATATTTCATATGATTTCTTCGGGGAAACTATTCCGTCAATATGATATAAAAGATATTGTTTCTAGGGTCTACCTAGAGTGGAATGGAGTGCAGGAAGATTTATCAGAAGAAGATTATTTTGTAATTTATGATAGTTCTGCGAATATTAATGGATCTAATCAAGATATAGAATTTTCCTCCGTTACAGATTCACTTTCTATGCCGGTTAATAACTGGATTGCAGCAATGGCGGCGAGTTATCAGTTAATTGTAAATGGAGGACCCAAGGGAATTATTTATTCAGATTATTCAGATAAAATGGGTAATCAGGTTATGACGCCGGATGAGAAAGAAACTTTGGAATCTAAATTAAAAGAGAAATATGGCATTCTCAATAAATTTCCTATCCTCACATCAAAAATAAAGTTAGGATGGATTCCTTTAAATTATGACTCATCCCAGCTCAAACTCCACGAGGAAGACGAGCGGTGTAGTAGAAAGATTTGCAATGCAATAGGTATTGATTATAGCTTATTTGATGAGTCTAAATATGACAATAAAAGTATTGCAGAGAAATCTGCTTATCAAGGTCTTATTATTCCTGATTCAGAGAAAGTGACAGAAGCGCTGACGGAAGCTATTTGTCCCAAAGGTGTTTTTATAAAACTGGACTATACTCATATTGATTGCCTTCAGAAAGATAAGTCTGCGTCTTCTTCTGCATTTCAGAAGATGGCTTCCTCTTTAATTCAATTAGTTGAGAATGGACAAATAACTCTTGATGAATCTAGGAATGAACTTGCGAAGCTTATTGATATTGATCCTGATAATCCTAGAGGTGAATTTAAAAATAATAACTCTATTTAAAATGGATAAAGCTAATAAATATAGTGGAAGAATGGGGATGCAATATAAGACATTCTCCATTTATGCTAAAGAAGTAAACTACGATAATGAAAGTCGGACCATTAGCGGTTATGCTGCGGTCTTTGGCAATAAAGATAAAGCCGGAGATATATTAATTAAAGGGTGTTTTTCAAAGAGTATTCAAGATCGGGGGCCGGAAAGTGCGGCGAATGACAAGATAATCATGTTGTGGATGCATAATATGAATGAGCCGATCGGTCGGATTACAGTTTTAAGCGAAGATGATAAAGGACTTTACTTTGAAGCTGTAATTGATGATGTTCCAAGAGGCGAACAAGCTATCAAGCAGCTTGAATCTGGAACTCTTAATCAATTTTCCATTGGATACCAATATGTATGGGAAAATTGTGAATATGATGCAGAGAAAGACGCTTTTATAGTGAAAGAAGTGAAGTTGTACGAAATTTCGGTAGTCTCTATCGGTTGTAATGGAGAAACAGAATATTTAGGATTAAAATCTATAGAGGATGCTGAAAAAGCTTATGAGGAATTAAATGCCGAAATATCTGAAGTGTGCTCAGGGATGCCCGCATCCAAGCAGCAAAAGATACAGAAAATCATATCAAAAGCAATATCACTTGCATCTTTCAAGCCGGAGAATCGAAAAGAATCATCACTTGAAGGAGAGGAAGCCGATATGCGTGGCAATAAGGTAAAATCAATGTTCAAAAATTTAAAATTAAAGTAAGTATGGGAAAAGAAGCGAAAAAGATTGAGTTTAAAGACTACCTTGATACTAAAGGGTTGTCGGAAGACGAATCTAAAGTTTTCGATGTGTTCTCTAAAGGGCTTGATGGCTATATGGAAGCCCTTTTTGAGCAGTTTATGAAAGACGAAATTGATTCTAAGTCTATGAAAGAGTCAATTGAAAATGCAACTCAGTCTATTGAAGAGTTGAAGAAAGAGGTTAAAGGATTTGCGGATAGCGAATCTATCAACGAGCGTTTAAAATCTTTTGAAGAAACTATTGTACGCATTAAGGCCGCCACCGAAAAAACAAAAGGAGGAACATACAAATTAAAATCTATTGAAGACCAACTGCGGGAACAGTTAAAAGCTTATATTACTGAAAATCAAAACGGTTGTTCTACAGTTGATTTGAAATCTGCATGTAAAGCATCTCCTGGCAATAAGCTAGAGTTGAATCTGGTAGTAAATACAAAAGATGCCGCAGTTATATCGTCTGGTTCTTTGGCTCCTCATTACGGTGTTGAGGTTGATCCGAATTTATCTGTAAATCCAAGATCTCAGACTGTAATTCGTAATTACGCAAGTGTTTCCGGGACTAATAGCAGGTCGCTTATTTATGCGGAATACGTTAGCAAGGATGGTGATGCCGCATGGGTTCCTGAAGGTGGATTAAAGCCGTTGATGGATGCGACTCTTGCGGAAAAAACCGTTACGGCTGCTAAGGTTGCTATTGCTGCTAAATTTACAGAAGAAACCCTTTCTGACTTCCCAAGCTTTGTGAATGAGGTGCAAACGGAAATGGTGAATAAACTTGGCATAAAAGAAGAACAGGGGATCTTGACAGGATCTGGATCGTCTGGAGAAATTAAAGGGGTAGCCGCAGACATGCCAGCTTTCTCTTTGACAAACTTCTATATTGACAAGGCAAATATGTTTGATGCCCTTGTAGCGGCTTATTCTCAAATCGTTTCTACTAGCGAAATGGCTTATCGCCCTAACCTGGTATTGATGAATCCTTTGGATTACGCTTCAATGCAGTTGACGAAAGATGCTAATGGGCAGTATTTGAGACCATTCCGATACAACGATGAGTTGATCCAGGGATTAAGAGTTGAGACTACTACCGCGGTGAAACAAGGAGACTTCATCATGGGAGATTTCACTTACTTGAATATTCGTGATTTGTGGGCTCTTTCAATTTCTTTAGGATGGGAAAACGATGATTTCAGAAAGAATATCGTAACGGTGATTGCCGAAAAGAGATTGATGTGCTATATCAAGTCTCAGTATAAGACAGCTTTTGTAAAAGATAAGTTTAATACTGTAATTGAAGGTATTACAAAATCAGTTGATTAACATATGGAAAAAGAATACAACATGAATTTGACAAAGCGTTACAAAGTAACGTTTATCAAAGATGGTACAATGTATAAAACTGGAGAGGTAGTTATGGTAGGTATGCCTCTTGCCAGCAAGTTTTATGCAGAAGGGAAAATTGAAGCGACTAGCGAATTGGTAAACGATGCTAAGGCTTTAGGGTGCGAAGAACTTTTCACTAAACGTAAAAAGATTAACTCATGATTATTGACGGCTCATATTTTACAGGTGTATTAAGTCTTGGAATCAACTTTGACACGGGTGCGGAATCTATAACGAAGAAGGCCGAACTGGATACCCTGCAATCGTATATTGATTTATATGAAAGGAAGTATCTTCGCCTTATGCTTGGCAAGAATATGAGTCGTCAGTTTATTGATTATCTATCTTCTACAAAGGATGATATGCCTCAATGGGAAGCCTTGAAGGATAAGCTGTCCGTGAAGGGAAGATCTCCTATCGCTAACTACGTATACTTTTTCTATGTGAGCAAGTGTGGTGTTAAACCTACTCCCGTTGGACCGGTGTATACTTCTGATGGCGAATTGGCAAATCCTAATTCTTTGCTTGTTTCTGCTTGGAATGATATGGTAGAAATGAACATTGATTTATGTGATTTCCTTTACGGAAACACGGAATATGAAGGCTTTGATCCGGATGCTTCTATGTTTGAATGCATAAACGCTATGGGTATATGAAATCGGTGAATGACATATTCAGAGAGATTGTAGCTGCTACGGCCGGAGAGTATGGTAAAAATATCTCATACATGTTCGGTGACTGGGATTATATAGCTTCTGAGCTTACCAAATGGAGCGATTCTCCCGCTTATAGTGCACTGAAATTCCCTATCATATGTTTATACTCTCCGTATGAGGAAGATCGTTCTGGAAAAGAACCATCCGTTAGCTTAGGATTTCTCATCTTGGTTGATACAGCGCAGGATTATACGAATGAAGAACGCGAAGAGATTTCTTTCAGAAGGGTGCTCCGCCCAATCTATGATATATTCATAAGAAAGATCAGTGAATCATCGGACTTAAAGAATAATTATAATGGAATTGTTCCTCATCGTTATGTTGAAAACTATCGATATGGGAGAAGGGGGGTAGAGGCTAATGGTAGACCATTCAGGGATTTCATTGATGCGATAGAAATAAAAGATTTAAGAATAACAATCAAAAATATTAAATGTTATGGCGATAGAACTTAGAGAATGTGCCGGTGTTGCTCAGTTTAACACCGGTACTTCAAAATGTATACTTGATCCGGGAAAGGTAAAAGCTATTATCTTGACAATGCATGGATACAAACTTCCTAAAAATGCTACAGCTGAGTCATTGCAGGCTGCGTGTCACGACGACAGACCGGCTCGTATTTTCCCGATCAAGACGATTGTCGAATACGCTCCGTCTGGTGGAGAGGCCAACAAAGGTGCTACAGGATATGGACCTAACAAGGTTACATCCTACTCGGCGAAAGATGACGTATGGACGCTGGAGGATTTCGATTCAAGTCTGAAGGCTAATATCATGGCCGCAAAAGGAGTTGCTTTTGATGCCTATTTCGTGGACGAGAATAACGTTGTATACGGAATGAATGATGGCACCGAGGAACTGGCGGGAATTCCCTTGTCCGGAGTTTATCCGGGCGGTCAGGACTGGGATTCTTCCGGAACGGAGGCAAACCTGACGATTGGCACAATGTTCAAGGATTACGAAAAGTATGTGAAGAATGCCGATTATCGTGTATACAAGTTCGATGTAGTCGAGGCTTTGACGGGACTTGTTTATGTCGAGTTAGTAAAACTGGACACCGGGGAAAATAATTATAAGCTGAAAGAACATTTCGGAAATCTTGATGTCACATCTTTCTTTGGTTCGGCATTAAGCGAAGGTGCTTCTACTTGCTTTAATGGCGCAACTGCCGTTACTTATGCAAATGGTGTTCTTACGATAACTGCTTCAGGTGCGGTTTCCCTGAAATCTCCAAAGGTTCTTCAGGAAAATGGTGTTGTCGGCATTGAACAGTGGGTAGAATGAAGGTAGAGGGAGTTAACTTTGTCGATGAAGAAGTTAAGAAAATGAAGAAAAGAGAATTCATCAACAAGCATAATACTTCTTTTTTCCTTGATAGGACAGAAACTGAAAGAGAAAATATCCTCTCTGACATATACGACAGGATTGTTAATGCCAGACCTCCTTCAGGGGATATTATTTAAAGTGGTTTGTTTTCAGGAAGGGGGAGGCGTTTGCCTTCCCTTTTCTCTTATTTGTTAAGCATATGGCTACAATTAAAGAAGCATTGGATAATGTAACCTCTTTTGTTGCGGGGGTCGAAGGAGAGATTCAGAATGTTATGGATTCGAATAAATCTCTTGTTCGGGAATTTGTGACGGAACAGCTGTATTCGGGAGTAAATGGTAATGATAAACCATTGCGTCCAGCTTATTTGAATGATCCGTGGTTTTCTACTGATGAAGCCGGAAAATGGAAGAATAATGCAAAGGGATATGCTAAAATGAAAAAGAGAATAACGAAACCGACTCCATCATTTCAAGGTTATCCGGCGCGAGACATTTATACTCCAAACCTCATTATAACAGGCGAATTCTATGATTCTATACGTGTCTCTTCGTCCTCAAGGGGATTGAAGATAGAAACGAGGGGAAGCGATATAGGACCAGATATTGAAAGAAAGTACGGAAGTGCCATATTGGGAGTAGGAGGAAAGTCCCGTGAGTACTTCCTTAAATATGTGCTTAATCCGGCGCTTAAAAACTACTTCTCAAAATTTGGCGTATTATGAGTTGTTGGTGTCAAGGTAATAAACAGCCTTCCTCTAAAGAGAGAATGCGGGAAATCGCAAAGAAGGCTGCTAAAATGGAACAGTCTGTGTTTATCCTAATAGAAAAGCCGGATGGTACATATTATTTTGTCAAAGATGGAGAGGATTATGCCGGCACCTTTATTGAATACATATATCCGTAATACGACAAATAGAATAGAATTTGTGCTATGTGGTCAGAAAAATTACGGGTATTATACAAAAACAAGAGGAAATATAGAACAATATAATGCTGCTGCAAAAAATAAAATAATTGTTTGTCGAATAGCAAAAACTTATTATATTTGCAGTGCGATGCAGCTTGGGGAAGCGCAGATAAGATATTAAGTATTTCCATAGAGTTGGGAGTATATAAACGGTGCCGAAAGATCCCCAAGCATTCGGCGCCGTTTTTTATATTCCCGTGTGTGAAAGGGCACACTACGAAAATTGTATGAATAATATTCAGATTTTCAATGATGACTTGGCATCAATCGCCTTGAAAACAAAAGAAACAAACGAGGTCCATGTTTATGAACATCCTTTATTCGGTAAAGTTCGTATGTTTGTAGAGAACGGCAAAACTTGGTTTTGCGGAACAGACATTGCAACATCTTTAGGGTACTCCAATCCTCGTGATGCGATAGTAAGGCATTGTAAATCACATGGGGTCGTGAATCACGACGTCATAGATTCAATGGGAAGAACCCAACAAATGAAGTTCATTAGTGAAGGTAATATTTACCGTCTGACTGCTAAAAGCCAAATGCCGAAAGCCGATGAATTTGAAAGCTGGATATTCGATGATATTGTCCCTTCTGTAATGCGGACCGGAAGTTATTCTGTCAAACCATCATTACCTAAAACTTATCTTGAAGCTCTTAAAGAACTGGTGGTAGTTGTCGAGGAGAAAGAGCGCTTAGCATTAGAAAATACGACCATGAAGCCCAAAGCGGATTATTTCGACAGGCTGGTAGATAGAAACCTGCTGACTAATCTGCGTGATACGGCAAAAGAGTTGAAAATACCTCAAAACAAATTCATCTCTTTGCTATTGGAAAACAAATATGTCTATCGTGATGCAAAACGTAGATTGAAGCCTTATGCTGATCATACTCCATCTTTGTTTGAATTAAAAGATTACGAGCATAATGGACATACCGGAACGCAGTTGCTTATTACTCCAAAAGGGAAAGAGACATTTCGGTTGATGTTTAGTGCGTAAGAATTGTACAAATTAAAATGGAAGAATAATTATGGGAAAATTTCCATTCTATGAGCTGTTACATAAAATAGACGATGATAGTAATTTAGCGTGTTGTTTTAACGAAGTATTGAGAAAACTGGATGTTGTAAGGATGATTACATCTCCGTCTACATTTGAAAGAATGTCAGAGGATGTAGATCAACATTGTATTGATTTGTTTTATGAATCTTGTTTGTGGGAGATGTATTTGCATGGAGTCATATCAAAACTACATGGCTGGCAGGCTGCTATAGATAAATATTTAAAGGAATTTGAGGGCAGCTGGAAGTATTATGCCTCATATAAGCGAATAGAATCAATCAAAGAATACGGCGGGGAGGATGAGGATTATGATGACAATGGCAATATCCGGATAGTGAATCTTTCCGATAAAGACCTGGAACACTATACGATTATCGGTGATTTGATTCAGAATGACTGGCGGGATATTGTGCAAGAGACAAAGCCAGAGCACCTGGATGGGTTGTTAGCGGCCCTTCAGACTCAGGGTAAGATATCTATAACTGATATTGTTACAAAGATAACAGGTCAGGGATTCTCTGTATACAGAGAAGATGAAAAAGGTGGGATGGTTGAAATGTCTTTTGCTGATAAAGTTCTTTTGAGAATATCTAATAAAAGTAGTGCGGAAGAATTAGCTATTGTCATATTGTTTGCTTGTACTAGCATTCAATCAATAATCGAAGAGTTGAAGTCTCTTGATAAATTTAAAGATAATAACGGAAGACTTATGTCTATCTACAGGGATATAGGATGCCTATTATCTATGGATTTTAAAGAGATGAGGATAGTTAATAGTTTTTCTCAGAAGAAGTAGGGTTGATTAAATAAAAGGGTAGCTTTGTGGCTACCCTTTCCCGTCGATTGGCGTCAACTTCAGTGTCGGACCGATGTCCCCTGACTTATCTATGTTTCTCTATTCTCATTTTCGCAATTCTCGGAGCCGTTGAGTTCTTAATCCTGCAATCGTTTTCCAGCTCCTTTACTCTTTCCTTCAACTGAAGGTATTCGTCTGTCAGTAATACAAGTCTTTGAAGTAATATTTCGTATAAGTCCATAACTTTTTATTTTTCGTGATTCGTGTATTCGTATGTATTTTGATGTAGATGTGGCCGTCCGGCATTGGAACGGACCGCGATAAATGTGTAATGTGATTTGGCTATACTATCCTAGCCAGCTTCCCGTCAGAAGGTTTCCCGCCAAACAGGTGGTTCAAATAAGCCAATCCCTTCTGGGTGACAAGAACCTTAGTGACGACAAAGCCCGGGTGGTTGGTGCGCTCGATGAACTTCTCTTTCATCTCGAAGTAGCCGGCATCGATGAACCTCTGCTTGGGCTCGTTGCGGTTGGCGAAGAATATTCCTGCCTTTCTTAGCTTGTCGAATAGGGTATTGCGCCCGAATCCTAGCTTTAGAATCTTGGCGGACATTCCTATGTTTACCTTGTCGTCGGTGGCGAAGGCTGCGTCGGCAAAGTCAGCCTTTGGTTGGAGCTTGGCGTTTTGCTGCTCCAGTTGCTTCTTCTCCTGCGCCAGCCGTTGCTTTTCCTCTTCCGATGATACGAGGGCTTTCAGGGCTTCGAGGTAGGTTTGGGGAGTTTGAGGTTTGCGCTTCTCTAGTTCGAGTTGTTCCCAGCGATCAATAATCTTCTCACGGAGTACTGCGTCGTAGCCGGAGGCGAGGATCAGGCAGCCTTTTTTGGTGAGTTCGAAGCAGGGGAGTTCTTTGTATCCTCCTCTTGGCTGTGGCTGCTTGTAGGATGACTCCTCAAAATTGAGGTGTGATACTCCCTGCTTAAGTAAACTGCGGATATCACGAACTATATTGTCGTGACGCTTCCCTGTGAGTTCAGCTATTTCAAGCGAACTCATTCTATCCGTCTCGTGGATTAACGTCGCCATCAAACTACTATTATTTGTTTGATGATGATTGGATGTATTGTTAAGCATAAACAATAAAAAAAGAGGTATAACTACCTTTCCCACTGCTTAACACATACATCCGATGCTGTGGTTCCATTACAGTTCCACATGGGGGTATAGTAATACCTCAAATATTTTAAGTACAAGCATAAAAAATGCTCGCATGATTAATGCAAGCCTCGCTCGCATCGGATATTATATATGTTAAGCACCGCAAACGTACAAACTATTTTTGAAAAAAGCAAGAAAAAACAACTTTTTTACGTTCAAAGTAAAGATATATGCTGATTTTCTTGTATTTATAAAGAGTTGTCCGTTATTTTGTCATATTGTATAATATAAAAACACATAATTATGAAAGTATTATTATTTTCATTTTTAGCAATATTTGTTTTTTCGAGTTGTAACAAGTCATATAAATATGTAGAAATAGTAAAAGAA